CAACCCTGTTGGTTGGCTACCTCATGTTGTTTAATCAACAACGTCCACGTTATGCAAACGACTCGCGATACACGTTTTGAAAGTGTACCTGTCTCGGGGGACACAATTGTTTGTGTCAACCCGTATTCGGGGACTAAGCGGGATCTCCATGTCAGTTACGGCGGTTTTACGTCGTATTTTGAGAAGAGGTCCCTTAATAGCTCCCGTGATCGATGCTGGAAGGACTTCGAGCACTATAAAGTGCAAGTAGCACCTGCAGCAGAAGGGCAGTTCAAGATGCGTTTTGGTGTCGACTTAGGCGTTGGTAGTTGGGATAACTATCAACTCTATATCGGCACTGCGACGAATCCTTACGCCTTCTATGGTCGTGAGTTCGGAGATCCTGGTATGCTCAATAGTGGGCTGCCGGGTTTGTATGACCCGCAGTCAGTCGAGGGTGAACATTTTGTTGACCCACCGCCTGATCTACAACAGTATCTGAGTCGTGCCTTTCGCACGATGATGCCTACTGTGAAATCGAACTTGAGTCTTGTTAATTCTGTTATAGAATTAAAAGACTTTAAGTCGGTTCCTCATACGCTCTCTGGAATGCGCAACATTGCCAAAGGAATTTGGCGGCAGCGCGCAACACTCAGAGAGATTCTTCGCAGTAGCAGTGATGGTTATCTTCAAGCGAAGTTTAACATCCTGCCACTGCTGTCGGACATTGCTGGTATTAGATCAGCACTGTCATCGTCTAGTAAACGCATTCGTGCGCTTATTAGCCGTGCGGGGCGACGTCAATTGGCACATTTTACATGCCCGATTGACTCGGAAACAAGACAAACGTACGATACCGCCAAAAGCACCTTTCCTACGTGGAACAACGGATATGATTCCGTCGACCACGCGGTTAGTTGCAATTACGATATCGAGCGCTTCTCGTATTCCGGCGCTACCTTCCATGCCCAAATGGAGTATTCTTATGATTACTCCAGATTCCAGACTCAGCATGCTGAGTTACTTGCGCTTCTCGATAGTCTAGGGGTTAATTCTAACCCCGCAATTATTTGGAACGCAATACCCTGGAGCTTTGTTGTGGATTGGGTTGTCGGCGTTGGCCGATGGCTTGATTCCTTTAAAGTAGGGAATATGGACCCGACGATACGCATAGCGCAGTGTTTGTGGTCCGTGCGTCGTACCAGGACGATCGTAGTACAAAGGAGAAGTAATTTTCCGAAATACTATGGCTTTTCTGGTCCAACGATTCAGGATACCACTAGCACGTTTCCAGTGGTCACAGAGACTTCCTATCGGAGGAATGTCTTTGTTCCAACTGGAGCTAGTCTCACCACTAGCGGGCTCAACTTATCTGAGTTGAGTCTCGGCTCAGCCCTCGTGTTTTCACGAGGACGCAACCGGAAGCATTAGCTACCTAAACCAGGCAGCTGCTGCTGTTTCACTCGTAGTTCCGGATCTACTATAAAATCCGTTACGCATGCTAAGTAATACACTTAACACTAACGAGGTTAAGAATGCAGCGGGGACTGAAGTTGAATTCAGTCGTCTCGCCACATCTGACCGTTCCACGGTTTTCGCCCAAATTAGCGAAAACCCGAGCCAGCCGCATCGCCTGAGCATTTCGCATCAGGAAAGCGGTTCCGGTATCAAGCGCAGACGCCGATCGGTGGTTCGAGTTGATAAAACTATCATCTCGCCTGTCGATAGCGTCACGCCTGTGACCGTGTCTGCCTACGTCGTTTTGGACATCCCTTCGGGTGCCCTGACGACCGGGACAGAGGCCGCCAATGTCCTCGCCGAGCTGGGGTCGTTTACGCATACAAATGCGTCCGCGACTCTTCTCTACGATGGCACTGGGAACGGTTCTGGTGCACTTCTCAGCGGAGGTCTGTGAAGACCTCCGAACCGAAGTGCGTTCCCTTCACGGCGTTGCTCATCGCACTGTTCCTTCTTGGAACAGTGCTTGTGGGTTGCGTCGTGGATGACTTCCTGCTAAGGGTGGGGAAGTACCGTGTAGGAGTTGTGCAGACCAATGGCCTGCCTTCTTCCGTCACGATTACTCCTGGTCCTTAACAATGAACTGACGGAGTAGGGCCCGAAAGGGTCCTACTCCGATTTCATGAGTGAACACCTTAGTAAGGTGGCACTGCCTGAATACTATTGGAAGGGTAAATCCCCATCCACTAGTGTGAAGGGCATCTGGGGGGTGAAACCGTGTTTCATCGTGGTTCTGTCGAGGTAGTCCTCGATCATTGGCCTTCGGGCCGTTATGATCGCCGGATATACCCCTCTCAGAATATTCACGTTTGAATCATTGTTCCATCCTTCCGACGCGCTTATGTATTCGCTCCAATCCATCGTAAGGATTTGATCCTCGATGGTTGTGTCGATTGGCGACTCTGCCACCTTAAAGGGAATGAAGGCGATGTATCGGATCAGTTTTGATCTTACAACGACCCCATTCTTGATTGTTGGCAGCATTGTTGCTTGTGTGATGATGTTTTTCATTGCATAAGTACGACAAGGAAGTTCCGAATTGGAATCACGGTGTATTGCATGCTCTACGAATTCATGCCATATGGCCGAATTTAAGAGCGTAGATGATAGTTTTAAAATCATCGCTGCACTACTCCGTGACATTCACTTGTCACATGGAGTTGTGTTTAACAACACTAGTTATCGCCATACCTTAAAAAAGGTACAGCGACGACTGGCTAACGAGGGAGTTTGTTTTCTAACGAAAACACTGCCCCGTCTGGGCAAGGCTTTTGACAAAGCTCTTGCAGGTAATCCGTTGAACTCTGCTAAACTGAGATTCTCATCTCTGCCTAGTAGTGATTTGCCTAGATTTCTAGGTGAATTCTTTCAACGTATTTTCCGACCAGACGGGACTCTTCTCCCTCAACCCTGTGTCAACAGCGTCAAAGTGATTCGGGAAGTTTGTTTCTTGTTTTACAAGTACGAACTCCCTTATTCACCAGAAACTGAACAGGCCGTTATCGATAAGTTCGAAAGAACTGATCGCGAACTAGCTTTTGTCTCAGTACAACTGTTTCAGAAGTACTATGACATTGCTGACAATGCGACTTATCCGTTTAATAGGCGTCGGATTAATCCGACTTCTATTGACTGCGTCGCGCGCGAAGCCAGAATCCTTCTTGCGAAGGTTCTGTCTTCTTTTAACCCGATGGATATCCGACCCAAACATGGCCCTGGGGCCGTTGCCACCAAGCAACGACTCTCGGCCAAATATGTCTGGACGAATATCTCGGCGAAAATCACAAAAGTCTACCCTTTAGATGCATATTTCTATGCCTCCTTAGGACACTTTTGCGATCGCTTAGATTCTATTAATAGAATCGGCGATAAGGATCTCCCAGCACGGGTTGTACTCGTGCCGAAAGATTCTCGTGGACCACGTCTGATCTCTTGCGAACCCGTTGATTATCAATGGATTCAACAAGGGTTAGGACGTAGTCTTGTTGACCACGTTGAGCGGCATCCTCTCACAAGAGAGAATGTTCGATTCACCGACCAAGCACCTAACCAGATTGCAGCTATATTTGGCTCGCAATCTGGGAAGTACGCGACTCTAGACCTTAATGAGGCCTCTGATCGCGTTTCACTTGGTCTCGTTCGTCTGCTCTTCCCTGATCACGTTTATACGTGTTTAGAGTCGACCAGAAGTTCTGGTACCCTGTTACCGAATGGTAAGTACTTGCGCCTGAACAAGTTCGCGCCTATGGGAAGCTGTTTATGCTTTCCAATTATGGCGCTATGTGTTTGGGCGTTACTTACCGCAGGTACAGATGACGCAGATACTCGTGAGAGTATCTACGTGTACGGCGATGACGTCATCGTTCCAACGGC